CGCAGGCCCGGCGGCCGGCGTCAAATTCGCCGGCGTAGTAGGCGTGGATGGCGAGGGCCTGGAGGTGCTCGATCATGCCCGGCGATTGTGCCGGGGGCCGAGCTGAGGCTAGAGGGGGTAGGGGAGGCGTCTCTCGCCGCTGTACGGAAAGTTATCGAAAACTAATAAACCGCCCTAAACTCGGTTGAATTCTCAAATCTCTAGCATCTCTCCCGGAATCATCTCGCGTATCTGCTCTGCCAGCCGTCGCTGCTCTGAGGTCGGCGTGCCGTGCTTTAGCAGGCTGCGGCAGGTCTGGTCGATTTGCCAAAGCACCTGCATCGCCTCACTGCCCAGCCTCGCGGAGTCGTACTCGCTCTGTTCGTCTGGCAGCGTGTATCGAATGGTGACGGTCGGCATGGCTCAGATTCTACCAGCGTGGCCCAGCCGCGCAATGCCATCCCCGTCGCTCCTCTGGTGCAAGAGCGTCACTTCAGAACAACGTCCGATTCGATGATGGCTCGTCCGATAAGTTCTGTGATTTGCGGGACAACGGCGTTTCCGAGGCATCTAAGGCGGTCCACCCTGTTGGGTATCCCATGAGCCACTCGACCCAATTCGGGTTCAACCTGCCACCATCCTCTGGAGGCTTCGGGTACGTCTTGTTCTTCGTCTCCCCGCGTTTCACTGCATGGTCGAGGCAGTCTCTCGCTGGCGTGTTCCAGCACGGCCCCTTGTAGTCCCTCGCCGTTGGCGTCGGCCACATCGTCTTGGGCTTGTACGGGTCTTCGTCCCATTCCTCTATTGGCGGACAGCTGCAATCGTGCGCGTGCATATCGTGAATTGTGCAGAGGTAGGCATCGCAGCACGGGCATTTGATCCACGCTGGAGCCTGTTGCGCCTTCATCCTGACTGCCACTCCGAGCGACGGGCCTGGCTTCCCCTTTGTCTTGCCGTCTTTGTGATCTTGAACGCGAGCCAGATACGACTCCACAGGCTCGTCGTGGTTCCCCCTCAGAGCGTGAAACACTGTCGGCGTGGGCCACAAGCCAGACGCGATCCCTTTGGTGCGGGGCACCAAGGTCGGCAGCGGCGATAACGTCCCATTCGCATACATACCCGACCGAGGCAAGCGCCCGGAGGAGTCCTCGGAACGTGCGGCCTCCATCATGGTTGAGAATTCCGATGGGATTTTCCGCCACAAACAGCCTTGGCTTGATATCCGCAACAATTCGGAGCGCTTCTCCCCACATCCATCGCTCATCTTCAGCACCCTTTTGCCTTCCGGCGTGGCTCACTGGCTGGCATGGTACGCCAGCGCAAATCAAATCAACCCGCCACTCGCTAGGGCTTCCAGGCGGAAATGTGCGAACGTCGCTCCACCGAGAGACGTTAGGCCAGTGCTTGGCAAGTACCTTGCTGGCGTACTCGTCAATCTCTACTTGCCACTTGCACACCATCCCGGCACGTTCGAGGCCCAGGTCAAAGCCGCCGATCCCGGCGAACAGCGACCCAAATGTCAATGGCTTCCGTTCCATCCCCCGAACATACGCGCGATGTCCAGTTCTGAAATGCCCCTCACGACCGTCTCTAAGGTGAAGAGCGTACTAGACCGGCTGGTAGAGTTCGCGGCTGATTTCCTCTACCGCACCGCTGGCAAGCAAGCCGGGCAGCATGGCCGCTACCGCATCGAACGCCACAAACTCAGGGCGAACGGCTAGAAGAATCCGGCCTTCGGAATCACGCGGGGCAACGTCGGCCGGGTCGATGCACGTTGTCGGCGGCACATGCCCCCACGCGGCGTCTAGGCCGAGCCGGACCTGCTCGTAGAGTGCGGCGTCAGAGGTGCGGAAAAAGCGTTGCGTCATGACAGGTACGCCAGATTCCATTTAGTTCCAAGATATTTGCGAACTGCGTCAGCCTCACTTACTGCAAGCGCTCGCGAGTAAACGCACACCTCAGCAATCGACACATAGGAAAGGCTGCCGGGAGTGACGCCGCCATCGGTAGCAAGCGAAAATCCATTGGCGTTATTTGCACCGGCGTTGCCGCTCGCGGTCGCGCCTGTCTTTCGCAGACGAATTGCCGAAGATGTGGAGTTTTGCTCGTAGTCCCAAATGTTGAACGCTGTCATCGCCGCGCCAACGGAGTTTATTAACAACTGACTGCCTGCGAACAGCCCCATACTCGTGGAACTGATACTCTGAAATTCTCCAGACCGCGATCCTGATCCGGCAAAGCGCGCTGTTAAAACGACTTTTGAGTTTGGGGGAGTGGCCTCGTATCGGTATACAAAAAAGCACGCAAAAGGCTGGCTCAAAGAAAACGCGCAGCCTATTGAGTCGTTTGTTCCATCGAACGTCACTACAGGCTTGCCGTTTAGGGTCACACTGCCATGTAGCGGCTGGTTGTTTGTTGTGTTCTGGACAAGATTTCGGCCATTGCCGCTCTTGTCCGACCACTGCTGCACGCCGGTCTGAATCGTGATGGATGCACTGTCAGCGGCGTCATACCACGCGGCAAGGCCGCTAATCTGCTTCGGGCTAAACTCACCAGCGGCTCGCGGGCGTAGGAGGCGGGGGCTCATTGCCATGGGTAGTGCGCTCTTGCAGGTTGATATTTGGTCAGTCGGCGTCCGGTTCCACGATCGCGTCTAGCTCGCGCACCCGCCCCAGCATGGCAGCTACCAGGGCGTGAGCCTCTGCGATTGCCAGCGGCAGTACGGAACAGCAACGCCACACGCAGTACGCGCCGACCGTCGAGCAGAGGAGGAGTTCGATGATGTGTTTCACGAAATGCCCCATTTGGTCATCAGATAGTTTTCCACCAGTGCTCTATTTGCGTCGGAAAGTGCGGAGTCGTACAGAATGACCTCGCACATATCGCCGTTGTGAGTAGTTGGCACGTTGTCTCCACGACCGACGGCAGTCCAGCTACCAGTAGCAGGATTCGTGACACCCGCTCCAGATGTGACCGTAGCCAGCGTTGAGCCATTACGCCTCGTGGCAATACTGGTTGTGCCCGTGCGTGTTGTCACTAAGGCGAACGCTCCGGTCGAAGTGTTGGCCGAGCCATGAGTAGTAAAGTCACTGATACTTCTGGAAGATTCGTACACGAAGTTGTCGTTAAACCACCAGGCGGCATAGTTGCCGTTTTCAGTTGCAGGGCCTAGCGATACTGAATGAATGCCTGCCGATGTTCTGCGAAAAACAAAGAAACTTGTGTAACTGCTTGTCGTTGTTACAGCAGACAACGAAAAAAAATCGTTGTTGCCATCAAACCGCAACACATCCAGGCCGTTTTGAATAGCTGCTTTTCGCGATGGCCGATTGCCGCTCGTGCCTTGTGTGGCGTGCCGGCCGTTGCCCGATTTGTCTTCCCACCGCGCCACGGCCCCATCCGCCGCGACCAGCGATCCGCCCGTGGTGGCGTCAAACAGCGTTTCCGGTGCGGAAGCGTCAAGCCAGAGTTGCAGGCCGGTTATTGCCGCGACGACGCTGCCAGCAGTCGGCCAGGTCCCCGCCCTCCGCATGGCCTCCGCATCGCGCAACGACCACACGCCACTCGCCGCAGAGTTGATCGCCGACGCCGCCGGGACGCGATTGAACCCGATGAATCCAGCGCGGGGGCGGCTCATTCCTCGACCTCCGGCAGATCATCCGCCGTGACCGTCGAGGCACACCAGCCGGTTTCCTCGCGCACGGCCTCATCCTCGAACCACTGGGCTGAGTCAGTGCGCGTCGAGCCGTCGGCCAGCCGCACGCGGTGCGGGAGCTCGGCGTGGGCCACGCCGTTGCGGTCGCGGTAGCACGGGTCGCCGATGGTCACGAGAGCTCTTTCCAGTAGGCAGTCACATGGAGATCGTCGCCGGCAGACGCTACCGCATAGATGCTTTCGTCTTCAGTCAGGCAAATGCCGGAATCCTTGCCAACTGCAATCAGCGTGGCGTCGGCTGGAACTGTGATTGTATGAACGATCTTTGTCGCCGTGCCTGTGTTCGTCGCCGCAGCGTAGAGATTTAGCGTGATGTCGGCTGCGTTCGTGCCGTCTACGTTTGCGACCATAATTGAATCGATGAGGTACGCCTTGCCGCTTGAAGCCGCGTTGCTAACGATCAGCGTTTCGGTGGTAGAGGTCAGCCGCACAAACGAATTTGCGACGTAGACGTTAGAGGCGGATGCGAGGTTCGGGTTTGCCATGGGTCACCTAAGAGAGTGCGAGGACGAGGCCGAGGGAGACGCCGCCGGAGCCAGCCGGGCCTTGCGGGCCTGTGGGGCCGGCTGATGGGCCAGTCGGTCCCGTAACGCCAACGCCTGCCGGCCCCGAGGGGCCGGTTGGCCCCGTGACGGTAGACGCCGCGCCAGTCGCTCCAGTCACCGATGGCCCCGTCGGGCCTGTCACTGTCGACGCCTCGCCGGTGGGGCCAGTTGGACTAAAGTCGCCAATGGTCAGCGTGATTGTGGATAGCGTGGCGTTGCTGCCGTCGTACACCCGCAACAGTTGCGAAGAGCTCGCCCCGCGCGGAACGCGATACTCAAGCGTCTGCCCTACGCCTGCGGCGACTGTAACGCCGTCTGTCAGCACGTCGCCAGATTGCGACAGAACGCGCAGATACCTATTTGCCTCTGGAACAAAAAAATACGAAACGCTTCGCACTAGGCTTAGGTTGCCGACATTTGTCGAAAACGAACCGCCTGGATCAGAAATCGCGACGATCGTTGAAGACACGGCAGCAACGCCAAGTTGAATGCCGCCAAAACTGCGCGGCCCCGTGCTGCCCGTCGGGCCTGTGACGCTAGCCCCGGTGCTGCCTGTGGGGCCTGTCACCGTCGATGCCGGCCCGGTGCTTCCAGTCGCGCCGGTAATCGAGTTACCCTGCAACCCTGTCGGGCCTGTCACCGTGGACGCTGGGCCGGTGCTTCCGGTCGGCCCGGTGATTGAATTGCCCTGGGTGCCGGTCGGGCCTGTGATCGTGGAGGCAGGGCCGGTAGCCCCGGTGACGCTGGCGCCGGTTGGCCCCGTGATAGTTGACGCGGCCCCAGTTGGGCCTGTGATTGAGTTGCCTTGCGGACCCGTCGGCCCCGGTGCTGCCGTCACGAGCACGCCGCCGATGTAGACGGTGTCGGCTGACGGGCCGCTTGTAACGACCGGGGCCGGGCCTGTGCTGCCAGTTGGGCCGGAAGGTCCGGTAACGGTAGAGGCGGCGCCGGTTGGCCCGGTGACGCTCGGCCCTGTGTTGCCGGTCGGGCCTGTTATGGTCGAGGCCGCGCCTGTCGGGCCTGTGACGGTTGAAGCCGCGCCGGTTGGCCCCAATGCGCCCGTGGGGCCTGTCACCGCAGACGGTGCGCCCGTGGGGCCTGTCACCGTGGACGCGGCCCCCGTCGGGCCATTGCTCAAATCTATTCCGGTGGGCCACCCAGTGACGGCATCCTTGGGACCGTACAAAACTTTGTTTGTGCGATCTATGAACAGATCGCCAGCGTTACCTACGCCACCAGTCGGCGCAGCGTTGCCCGCAAGCACGGGCGAGGCACCGCTCGGTAGCGCGAAGAATGGCATTAGACGACTCTCCAGACTTGGCTGGTCGCGTCGTAGACGATCAACGCCGCGCCGCCGTTGGCGTCGAGCACGTAGTTCCCGGCCCACGGCACCGCGAACCTAGCGTTGGCGTTTGGTCCGGTTGCGTGGTTGAGCGTGATCGGCGCTGTGGCCCCGACGTTGACGAGAAGCTTGGCGTCGCCGTCGATGCCGGTAATACCGAGGTCTCGAATTACGACGCCGGTCGAACCAGTGACCGCCAGGCGGTAGATGTCACCGGAGCCGGGGTTGTAGCCGGTGACGGTAGCGTTGGCCGTGAGCGCCGTCGGTGTGACGACGACGTTTGTATATGAGGCACCCGTAGGGCCGGTCACGCTCGCGCCCGTGCTGCCGACGCTTCCCGTGGGGCCGGTGACAGTCGAGGCCGCACCTTGAGCGCCCGTCGGTCCCGTCACGCTCAATCCGGCAACGCCCGTGGCACCCGTCGCTCCGGCGCTTCCCGCTGGCCCCGTGACACCCGTAGCTCCGGCGCTGCCAGCCGTACCCGCGGCGCCCGTTGGCCCCGTGGCACCGACCCCGCCGAGGCTCGACACAAGGGCGCGTTTCGTCACGCCTCCCTGGACGATCGGCAAGATGTCGGCACCCGTGACGCCGGTTGCGAGCGCGAGTTGGCTGATTTTCTTTGTAGCCATTTAGATCACCAGCAGCTCGCCGGCCTCGGTTGTGAGTTGTTCGTTGTCTTCCGATACCAAGTATGTCGCGCCCTTGTCGGTCGCGATCGTGTGGACGCGAACGATCGACCGAAACGCATCGCCGTAGTGCCACTCGGGCACGCCACGGGGGCTGGTCACCTCATACGTCACAAGGTCGCCGTTTTGTGCCTCGATAATCTCGTCTCCACGCTCGGGCAGGCCGAAGGGCAAGTCCGCCGCGGAGATCAAGTAATCGCGAGACTCCCACTGCTCGATCACGCCGCTCTGGTTGGCCGCCTCAAAATTCGACCGACCAATCGTCGCCACGATCTCGGCCGACTCGTTGCCGCGTGTGTAGGTGACCGTCGAGCCGGCGGCAGTCTTCAACTGCCCCGTCAGCCACGATGCACCCTGCGCCAACAAGTCCGCCATTCATCCTCCAAGTCCACAACGCCCCGGCGGCGCGCCGCCCGTAAGGCGGCGCACCTGCCGGGGGTTGCGGTGTGGACTACTTGTTGAGGATCACGTGGACCGTCGTGTCGCCGACGAGCCGAGCCTTGGCGAGCTTGCCGGCCGCGACGCCCGTCGAGGCATGAGCCACGCCGGAGACCGCGTACCAGTTGATCGCCGAGCCCTGGGCGCCGGTGGCACCCGTGGCGATTGGCAATTCAAACACGCCCTCGACCGAGAGCGCACCGACCGCGTTGGCGGCAATGGCACGGGGGGCCACGCCGACGATCGCACCGATAACGACCACTTCGCCAGCCGCGACGGCCGAGGCCGGCGTGTGGTCAATGACGTGTCCTTCTTGAACGTAAGAGGCCATGTAGATCACCTGCTTTCTGTGTTTGTGGGTAAGAAATCCCGGCGGGCTGGCACGATCACCAGCCCGCCGGGGTTATGGTCAGGTCGCCGAGTCGCACTTGACGCCGGCGAGGTATTCCGCCTTGGCAACGCCGAAGTCGAAGTAACCCCTCATGCTCACGCCGAGCGTGTGGAAATCGGCCTCGGCCGTCTCCACCACCGGCGACTGAACGCCGTTCAAGAAACACACCTCCATCGCAGGCAGATCGGCCGGCGATGCGAGGAGGTAGTAGTCGGTGGTGTTGGTCAAGTAGGTCGAGGCGACCACCTGATACCGACCAGCGAGCACGTTGCGATCCGGCTGGCCGCTGGTGTTGCCGCTCTGGATCAGGGTCGAGCCCATGATCTCGGCAGCGGCGAGCTCCAGATCGACCGGCACAAGCAGAATCCGCGGCTCGACCGCGACGGGGTTGTTGTCGGGGTCCTTGAGCTTGCGGAACCGCGTGGCGAGTGCCTTGAGGTTCGCGAGGCTCAGGGCGAGCGAGCCGGTCGACAGGTTGTTTCGGCCGCTCGTGAAGAACGCCGAATCATCGACGAAGTCGGCCCAAAACACGTCGTTGAGCTTGAGGGCACCACCGCGGCCGATCCGCTGCGGAACCGCCGTCAACGCCGAAAGGTCGTCGTTGATGAGGTCCGTACGGGTGACCGAGGTCATGATCCCGTAGGTGTCGGCCGAGATCGTGCGGCTCTCTTCGGAGGCCGAAGCGTTCTTGAGCTCGCCGCCGTTGGCGACCTTGTCGAACTTAAAGCCGCCGTTGAGCCGGTAGCTCGTGAGCGTCTTAAAGTCGTTCACGCTACGGACCGTCGAGATCTGCCGCCACGCCGACTCGACCGAGTCGAACCCGGCGAGAAGAAACTTGTTGGCGGTGTTGCTCAGGATGCCGGCGATCGAGTGCGTCGCCCAAGCCGCAGCGAGGATCGGACGCAGGGTCGAGGCGCTGAGGCGACGCGGGCCGTCGTAGCCGTTGCTCACGGCCGCCTGGACGATCACCTCGCCGAGCGAGAGCTCACGGCGGGCCTTGTGGGCCGCTTCGAGCGTCTTCTCGTCGTAGTGCCGCTCGGCACCGTGAAGCCCGCCCTGAAGGGCGAAAGACGCCTCGATCACCTGCGAGGTGAGCGGGGCAGGGGTGGCGACGTGAACCGCCGGGGCGGCGGGCCGCTCGTCGCGCGTGGCGTTGAGCTTTTCCATCTTGCTGACCTTTTCGTTGAGGGTGGCGATCTGGGCCTTGAGCTCGTCGCTCACGCTGGCCTGGACAGGGGCTTCCACGGCGACGCTCGCCGGGGCTTCCACCGCGGCAGCCACGACGGGCTCCTCGATGGGCGTTTCGCTGGCGTGTTCCGCCATGGTTGACTCCTGGGCCTCTTCGGCCGCGATAGAGACTGCCGTGCTCCGATCCGCCCCGAGCGTCACGAATGACGTTTCGCGGAGGGTCGACGCGCGGACGATGCGAACAGGCCCAACGTGAGCCTGCCCGTTTGCGGTGGTTGACTGGTCGTCGCCAAACCGGAGGTGGCGGCCCACGTCGGCCCCTACGCTCGCCTGCCACTGGTAGCCACCAGCGGCGAGGGCCAGCACTTTGCGGGCGGTGTCACTGTCGGCGAGGATCTCGCCTTCGACGATGAGCTCGTTTCCTTGAACCGTGGGCACGCCCTGCCCGAGGATGCTCTCGAGCCCGTAGTCGTGGCCCATGACGATCGGCACGGTCGCCGGGAGCGTCATGCCGGCCAGGTCGATCACGACCGGCTCGCGGCTCCAGCCCTGGCGAATG